TCCTCACTAATATCAACAATTTGCGTATAGTTCGTAATGTACTCGTTAGACTCAACGTCATGCGGTTCATATACGATCTTAATGCGACCTCGGTGATAATTTGAAGCGACTACCTGAAAACGGAAATTCATAGAACCTCGCCATTCTCTGAAAGGCAAAGTTGCGAAACAACAAGCAGGCATATGAACCTCCGGTAACACTCCCCCAGCTAATGTATCCCACACAACAGGGGACACAGCAGTTGAAAAGAGGTGTGTTTCCGGATCAGTTAACATAGCCCAAGTAAATCGCGTGTAGTAAGATTCTCTACAGGCAACACTTGTAATAGTCATTTCATCCGTATTACTCAATCCTAATGTTGATCCATCAACACAAAGCTCTTGCTTTGCATCTAGGGTTAACTTTTGGATTGAATCAGGTAGATTTGTGGTAGCAAGATCTCCCATATATCTGGGAGTGAGTTGTTTAATGGGATCGAGGTCATTAGGTCGAGAATATCCAAACAGCTTTGCAATGTTAGCAACACCGCCAGCTGCAATTTCAGTAGCTCGAGCATATGGTCCGATAATGGGCGCTTGTGTGAGCATCCCAGCGATCCTAGCAACAGTACTGGCAGGTTTTGAAACCATACCAGAACCGTACTCATCTTGCATAGAAGGTTTCGGTTTAGGCTTATTGCTCTTAAACGTAACCTTCGGCTTAGGCTTCTTTTTGTTCCCACCTTTCTCCATACCCATTTGCGGTGTAAGCGTTCGTGGATTAGATGAAGTAGGAATAGAAAGGGACACATCAGAAGCCCAAGCAAAAACACTAACCGTGATAGGGTCAGTGGAACCGTTCGCGTGTTTCAACTGGTTCAAAGTTCGAATCGACATATCACCCATCCTTGACCATTCACTTCTAGGGATTGATAAGGCATTGTTCCACCAGAAAAATGGTAAAACCATTTCTCCTCCTTGCGAAGTGGTGGGATCTAAATAGATATGTGGGCGCTGTGACGCAGAAATATTATCCTGCGGAATCAGAGCTCTATCTAAGGTGAATTCGTCGCACTCGGGAATCGGTTTATAATTGGCCAAAAGCCTACCATAATAAAAACCGTTTCCGTTAACCAAAATCTTCACGTGCAATTTTGCACGCAAAAGATTAAAGTTAGAAATACGGTTACACACACGGTTGTTGTCAAAATAGAGAGACCAAGGATCAAACTCTTCGTAAAAATTCACGGAGGTTGACCAAGGAAATTCTGCAATTTTAACTGGCCTGGAGAAAAAATCTCCAAGTTCAGCATCATCCATATCGGCAGCACTATAAGTGATGTCTGGATAACTTTCAACAGCGTAGGTGTAACTAGGGTTCTGATCCGAGAACCCTACGTTTTGGGAGGTGAGTTCCGTAGAACCCATATTTATGTCTATATTAAAATCATCAAAATTTGTAGTAAGTACATATATATACAAAGGAAGTGCACTTAATCTTCCAGTATACCCTGCCGTTTTTGTGCTCGCGAAGCACTCTCCTAAACAGGAGTAGACTACGAGGAGTCTGCGAGAAACTAGGACGCCTAAGAAATCATAAGGTGGTGGGGATACCTTTATTATTCTCGGTAACCTATCCTAGTCTGCCATCTTTAACGTTACTAATGAACCCCATGTGGCATACGGGGAGTGGATATTTTACGTCGTCCCCGACGGGAGGACATTACTTAGAGAGATACTTTTCCTTAAAGGCAGTAATTCGATCATCATAAGTAATGTCCAACTCTCGACAAGCTCCAGTCAAATCAGACTCCTCAGCTACTTTACGCAACTGCTGTCTACGTAGTTCATACGTTTCACGTCCATGGGCAAACCATTCGCGCAAAGCACCATCAATATTACAGGCACTCTGTTCACGAAGGGAAACAGCCTTAGACTTTAAAACTGTATGAAGTGATTTGAAAATAGAATTCTCATCGAGAGGTCCGACAAACAGGCCAAGTTCTTCATTCCACACAGCCTTCCTCTTCAGAAAGTCAACTTCTGTAAAGTGAAGGTAGGGTTGAAGCTCAGCTTGCTTGTCTGGCATAGTAAAGACGATATCATGCTTGGCAAAGTATTCGGAAACATTCACAATATTAAATTGTGAGAAATTCGGATTAACAGAGCCGTTGCAATCATCTCCATAGGTCATCATTGATGCAACATCACGAAATGCTATATTTTTCTTAGGATAAATTCCACAAAAAGCACATCGTAACATCAAAGAATTACCAATAGAATTGATATAAACCGTCAAATTATGCCCTGAAGGGGA